TATGACGATGACGATGAGGATTAACAATGAAAAGAACTGTAATCGTTCCCGATCTACAAGTTCCCTATCATGACGAAGTAGCAGTAAGAAATGTTGCATCTTTTATTAAGGCTTACAAACCCGATAGCGTCATTACTTTGGGAGATGAAATCGATCTCCCACAGATCAGCCGGTGGACAGAAGGAATGCCAGGATGGTTTGAACAGACTCTCGGAGATGACCGCGACCAGGCAGTAGAAGTCCTATGGTCATTGGTCGAGCACTCTAAAGAAGCTCACATGATCAGAAGCAATCACACAGATCGTTTATATAACGTGATCATGAAGAAGATCCCTGCATTCCTAGCCTTGCCTGAGTTACGCTTTGAGAAGTTCCTCAAGCTCGATGAACTAGGCATCACCTACCATAAGAAACCATACGCCTTTCAGAAGGGCTGGGTAGCAGTCCACGGTGACGAGCAGGGCATTAACCCTAATGCGGGTCTCACAGCCCTTGGAGCAGCCCGTAGGCACGGTTTAAGCGTTATATGTGGACACACACATAGGGCAGGGCAATCAGCCTTTACAGAGGCATCTGGGGGCAAAATAGGTCGTATCCTGCGAGGCGTAGAAGGTGGGCATCTTATGGATGTCCGCAAGGCTGGCTACACAAAGGGCACGATGAACTGGCAACAAGCATTCGTGCTAGTCGAGGACACTCAGGTGACGCTTATCAACCTGGAAAAGGACGGCACATTCGTAGTCAATGGGCGCAGGTATGGACGACCTAGATAACGATCTAAAGCGCACGATCGATGATCAGGTGGATGACCAAGAATTGTTACCGTTTCGTTATACTAGATACCGTAGTTCTGTCTGATATTTATGCAACACTTATGCCAAGAAGCTGCGAAGGGCGCAGCAGAAGGGCAGTAAATGTCAGTATTACAGTTAATTATTGCAGCTAGTATGTTTCTAATGTTCTTTATGGGATACAAAATAGGACATAGAGATGGCTACATTGTTGGTCGCAGAGCGGTACGCAAGCATTACGAAAGCGTCGAGAAGGTGCGAGTATGAAGCATGCTGAAATCCTACAAAGTGCAACGGATCTATATCAGGAGCGCGGGCTCCATTACGGTCATCCAAGTGACAACATGGCAAGAGCAGCAAGACTTATCAGCGCCTACCTGGAAATGCCGGTTGAGGATTATCAAGTTGCAGTCATCCTCTCGCTCGTCAAGATTGCCAGAACCATCGAAGATGCCCAGAAGATCGACAGTTGGATCGACGGCGCTTCCTACCTTGCAATCGCTGGACAATTAGCTACAGAGGAGAACGAGCTGTATGTTTAATCTAGAAGATTATGAGACAGTCGAGGATCGACTAACTAAGTTCTGGAAGGAACACCCAGATGGCAGAATATCTACTCAGATTATTGAGCACACCCTTCAGCGCTTTATTGTTCAAGCTGCTATCTATCGAACTGAAGTGGATGCACACCCTTGGACAACTGGCTTTGCAGAGGAAACCGTATCAACGCGAGGAGTTAATTCTACGTCGGCGCTTGAGAACTGCGAGACAAGTGCGATTGGTCGTGCATTGGCTAACGCAGGTTATGTTACGAAGGGCAAACGCCCTAGCAGAGAGGAAATGGCTAAAGTCAAAGCGGCTGAACCAAAGCCTTTCGCAGAGAAGTTAGCCGAAAAGGTAATTATGCAGACAGAGGATGATCCTTGGACTGTCAAGGCTGTCCAACCTGCGCCTAGCGCTGCGGAAGCTGTGGCATTGGTTCAAGAAGTGTTGGGAGCAGTCAAGGTGGACAAAGACATCCCGTTATGCCGGAACTGCCATGATCATAAGCCTATGACTTGGAAGTCTGGGGTTAGTGCCAAGAATGGCAAGCCTTGGGCTAACTTTAACTGCTACGCCTGCAAGGATGTGATCTGGTACAACCTAAGCCCAGATGGTACTTGGAAGGTGCGTGAAGGACAATGAGCGGCTTACAGTTTATGAACCAAGATGGGGAATGGGAGTCTTATCCTGATGTTGACGTACTGGAGCATTACAGAGTAATCCGAGAAACCGTTAAAGCATCAGGAATTACTACTCGATGCTGCCTATGCAATAAAGAGTTTGATGTCTCAGAGATCATCATTACTGGTGGATCATTAAAGGCAGGTTTTACCTGGTCTTGCCCAGACTGCCATGCAGTAACCTTAGAGACTAATGTCCCAAACTAGGAAACATCGCGGCTTTCGCACAGAGCGAGTAGTTGCAGAGTATCTGAGGCGCTGGTGGGAAGGTGCTTCAGTAGGTCGAGGTTCTGGGCGTGACATACTCAATGTCCCGTTCGACTGCGAGGTTAAGGCGCGCACAGGACTCGATGTAGTAGGAACACTCCGCCAGATCGAATCAAGGACAGCCGAGAGCGGCTTATTGGGGTTCGCTTGCTTTAGGCTAAATGGACAGGGTGAGCAAGCAGCAGATTATGTTGCAATGCTTCGACTTGGCGATCTGGTGGAGTTACTACGAGCTGCTGGTTATGAAGATCGAAAAGATGTAGTGAAAGATTCTGATATCCGCCGGTGCAATGGCTGTGGAGAATGGACTATAAACAACCCTTGCAGATGGTGTGAGGATCAGTAATGCCTATCTATGAATTTGAATGCACTAATGATCTATGCGAAAGCAATCTTAGGTATGACAAGGAGTTAAAGATAAATGAACCACACGATGTTGAATGCGGGTTTTGTCACGAACCAATGCGCAAGATATACAGCTCTTTCGGTATCCAGTTCAAAGGTTCTGGCTTCTACTCAACAGACAAATAAGTTATGCACACCTGTGGATAACTAATGCGCAATCCTTTACAATACGCTTACGACACTCCAAGTTTATACACATGCTTGACAAGGCGAGTACACTCTAGGCAAGAGCCCATCAAGGGCTCAGACCGCGCCCGAAAGGGCGTAGCGCGGTGGGTTGCTGGAGTGTTAGTGGGAGCCCTATGTCTTAGCGGTGCTGAGACAACAATGGCGAATAACGTGCCAACTAAAGAGCTTAAATCATTAGCTAATTATCAATTAACAAATGCTCAATACAAATGCCATAACGAGATTATCTACAGAGAATCGAGATGGCAGATAAATGCAGTTAATGGATCACACTATGGCTATTACCAGATGAGAAGTAAGCATATAAAAGGTAAGGCTTACGACTATCAGTTTTGGATGTATTGGTATTATGTAGCACATAGGTATGGGGTTACTAAGTATGATGAGCCTAACTATTGCAAGGCATTACATCATCTTAAGACTAGAGGTTGGCAGTAATGCCTAGATCAGGAATAAGACCCTTATGTAAATGCGGACAACCTTGCCGGAATAACGGCAGGGCTAAGTCTGGATTAAGGTTATGGGATAGACATTGCTGGAGATGTAGAGAGCAAGGCTATCGAGTACATAAGAAAGACTATTGTGAAAAATGTGGCTTTCAGGCTATACATGCAGTGCAGCTCGATGTTGATCATATAGATGGCAACCATAACAACTATGAACCATCTAACCTAATGACCTTGTGTGCCAACTGCCATAGACTAAAGACTCAGGTTAATAGAGATCACCTACCTAATAGAGGTGAGATCACCATCATTAACAATGGACAGTTAGAGTTAAACTTATGACGATGCCTAAGTCTAAAGACCCTAGAGATAGCAGACAATGGCGTGCTTTGCGACTACGTATCTTGGCTAGAGATGGATACACATGCGGGTACTGTGGACAGCCAGCAGATACAGTTGATCACGTGCTGCCAGTTGATAAACACCCTGATCAAGCAATGAGTCCTGATAACCTATTAGCAGCGTGTAGGACATGTAACTCACGCAAGGGGTCACGCTCACAAGGCGTTTTTTTAGGTAGGACGTTTGCCCCCCCTGTCTTTTCTTCCTTCCTCTCTCCAATGCGGTCGGAGATCGCCCAAGACAGTCCGTTTACCGCCCGACCTAAACTAGATCAGTCCTGATGGCTGCCAAACGATCCCAACCGCTACGAGGGGCAACCGAGCCGAGACTCCACAGTCCTTACCTCAAAGGCAAATCTAAAGTTGATGATGTAATTGAACTTGCTAACCTAATCGAGCTGCCTTTACTGCCTTGGCAGGAGTTTGTGCTGCGAGATATGTTGCGTGTGGACACAAAGGGAAACTGGATTCGCAAAACTAACTTAATCTTGGTCGCTAGGCAGAATGGCAAGACTCATCTAACTAGAATGCTCATTTTGGCTCATCTCATCAAGTGGGATAGCCGCAATATCATTATTGCCTCATCTAATCGCTCGATGGCACTCGATACCTTTAGGCAAGTGGCTTCAGTCTTTGAAAGTAACGAAAACTTGATGCAGTTAGTTAAGCAGATTAGATACGCCAACGGCACAGAGTCGATCGAGATGAAAGACGGCCGCAGACTCGATGTTGTAGCTGCAACGCGTGATGGCGCTCGCGGTAGATCAGCCGATGCGCTATTCCTTGATGAGATCCGCGAATGGTCAGAAGATGGCTACCGAGCAGCGATGCCGGTAACTCGCGCTAGGGCTAATGCTCACACTTTTCTAACTTCTAACGCTGGAGATGCGTTTAGCGCAGTACTTAACCAACTTAGAGAACGAGCCTTAGATAACCCGCCAAAGTCTTTCGGCTTCTATGAATACTCTGCGCCTCAGTATTGCAAGATCGATGATCCTAAAGCTTGGGCAATGGCTAACCCTGCACTCGGCTATCTTGTAACTAAAGAGACGCTTGAAGAGTCAGTTGCTACTAGCCCAATAGAAAATACTCGGACAGAATTGCTTTGCCAGTGGATCGACTCCCTAAGCAGCCCTTGGCCTCACGGCATCCTTGAGGAAACTAGCGACAGCAGCTTGCAGATCCCAGTTGGCGGTTACACAGTCTTTGGCTTTGACGTTTCACCTTCTCGGCGCAATGCTTCGCTAGTTGCAGGCCAATTACTCCCCGATGGGCGGATAGGTGTTGGCATATTGCAGACTTGGGAAAGCGCAGTCTCGGTCGATGATCTTAGAATTGCAGCCGATATTAAAGGATGGGCGGATCAGTATCGCCCGCGTCAAATCTGCTACGACAAATACGCAACAGCCTCGATCGCTGAAAGATTATCAAATGCTGGCTGCATGATCCAAGATATATCTGGGCAGCAGTTCTATCAGGCTTGCGGAGACTTGCTCGATGGCCTAGTTAATCATCGCGTAGTACACAATGGCCAAGCCGACTTAATCCAACAAATGAATAACTGCGCAGCTAAGGTGAACGATGCAGCATGGCGTATCGTCAAGCGAAAGTCGGCTGGCGATATCTCTGCACCTATCTCGCTTGCTATGGTTGTGTCAATGTTGATGAAACCACAACAGGTAGCGGCTATCTACTCAGAATAAACTATATGTAGTGTATAATTGCACCCTATGGGTATCTTTGATCGCAAGCCAAAAGTATTAGAGGCTCAAGAAGCGCCGCAGATTATGTCGGACAGCTTCTATAGCTACAACAATTATATTCCAGCGATCGTTACTCGCCAGATGGCTCTTTCCGTGCCCGCGATCAAACGTTGCCGCGATCTCATCTCTGGAACGATCGCCAGCATTCCTTTAGAGTATTACAAGAAATCCACCGGCGAAATGATCGCCGCTCCTCGATGGGTTGAGCAACCTTCTAAACATCAGCCATTATTTGAAACGCTATATTTTACGCTGGACTCATTGCTTATGTACGGTCAAGCCTTCTGGCAGATCACCGAGGTATATGCCGAAGATGGCAGAATGGCTCGCGCTAACTGGATCGCTAACACTCGCGTTGGTTTCCTAACTGATCCAGCAACTAACTTTATTACTCAGTAC